GCGGCTGTCGACACCGACCCAATCGCCGGGCAGCACCTTGAGCCAGCCGCGGTTCGGCACGAACAGCTGCCCGGCGCGCGACCAACCACCCATCGAGAGCGGCAGCGCCGCGTTGCGGTTCTGATCATCCCGGATCAGGTTGTTGAGCGTGGCGATATCAGCATCCAGCGCCGTGCTCGACGAGGCAACGCCGGCAGGCGTGATGAACGACCCCGGCGCCTGCAGCGCATTGGGGATCGAGTTGTTCGCGTTGGTGCCGAGCGTCGAGGTTGCCATTTACGGGTTTCCGCTGGACCACGCCTGGATCTTGGCGAGCGTCGCCGCGACGTTGAGCTGCGCCGCGATGTCGGCCGCCATGGCGTTGGTCAGGTTCGTCACGTCGGCGGCCAGGAACGTGGCCGACACCGGCAGCACCGCCGGGTTGACCGAGAACTCCGCCTGCTGCCCGGTGCTGCCGCCCTGGCCGGCGAGCGACGGCGCGCTCAACGCCGCCATGGGACCCGCACCAGCGCCCACCCACGAGACCTGGATCTGGTAGCTCAGCTTGTAGGCCATTGAAAAAGCTCCTGTTCAGCCGAAGGTCACCGAGAAGGCCGACGTCGACTCGACGCGCATGAAGAACTGAACGTTCTCGAGCAGCATGCCGTAGAACAATTTCCACCCGACGATACGCAGCTGGTTCAGCGGGTCACCCTTGTCGGCATCCTTCAGGTAAGTAAACCTGACATTGTCGAGCATCACCTGCCCGTAAGCGCCGCGGCCGAAGATGAAGCACGGGTACACCGTGATGCCATTCGCCGGCGCGGCCGGCGGCACCTGCGCGGCGCCGACGCCGGTAATCACCACCGGCTGGCCCCCGGCCATTTGGGTGGCCTGCCCGGCGAACGGGCCTGACGTCGGGCCTGCTGCTGAAAGGCCGAGATTGAACGGCGTGTTGACGCCCTGGTTGATGTAGACCGAGAACGTGAACCCGGCCACCACCGGCAGCACCACGCTGACCGAGCCGTTCGGGCCGACTACGGCGATCGCGTTCGACACGCCGTAGATGCGGCTCTCGTACTGGTTCTGCACGTCCTGCGCAGTGACCTGAATGAACGTGTTAGCATTGGTGGCGAGGTTGCCGGCAGCACCAGGCGTGCCTTGAATTGCCGTCACGCCAGTGAAGAACGGCACGAGGTTGCTTCGGCAGAAGCGGATGCCACCCCACTCGCCAAGCTCATAGTTGTACAGGCGGTTGATGTCGGAGAACGTCCACGCTTGGTTGATGGTCGGGTTCTCACGCATGTCGGCCACGGCCAGCGTGTGCAAGACTGCGCAATAGTGCGGCATCTGCCGTGGGTTGCTCGACGCCTTGGCGCCGCCGGCCGCCGCGTCGAGCCGCGTGTTCGTCATCTCGTCGCCGTCGAACCGCGGTGCGCCGAGCGTCTCCAGGATCGCGGTCGCCCGCGTGATCTCATGCGGGTTGAGCACATCACCGGCCACCAAGGCGCCACGGCTGCCGCGCGTGTTGACATAGTTGACCTGCGGGCCGGCCAGGAGATTGTTGAAGGTGTTGCGCTCCAGCGTCTCGGCAATCTGCAGCCCGAGCAACTCTTTCGCCTTGACGAACAGCGGGTGCTTGATGGTGAGCTCGCCGACATCCGTGATGGTGATCTTGTCGCCCCACTGCTGGGCGGTGGCGCTGACCTGCGAGATGGTCATGTTCTGCCCGATGGGCGGAACGCCTTCAGAGAGCGGCGTGGAGGGCAGCGGAACGCGATTATAGCGAGTGGCCGTGTACCCCGTGCCCCTGCCTTTAGGTAAAGTTAACGGGTCACCGAATTGGTAGACCACGAGCTGCCGGCGGGCCAGGGGTAGGGTTTCGTCGGCGAGGTAGCCTTCGATATCCGCAGCAAACGAACCAGCAGGATTGACGGCCATCGATCGCGCCTCCGTTGAGGGACGCGAACGCCGCGTCCCTAGATATCCATGTTCTCCAGGCGCTGGCGCCGCTTATCCGCGTCACTCTGCGCCCGCCGATCGCCCTGCACGTCACTGCGCCCGCCCGAAGGCCGCACCGTCTGCCGTGCAACGCGCTCTTTGCCTTTCGCCTGCTGGCGCCGTGCCTCCGCCGAACCCTGCCGCTCGAGCACGCGCTCGCCAATCAAGTACTTCAGGAGAACTTCACGCGGCACGATCTGCCCCTGGCCGATCAACTCCTGCCGCTTCGCCTCGACGTCGGCCGCGTAGCGCTTGTACCGGCCGTCGCTCGCTGCTTTGGCGTCGTAAGTCGCGCGGTCGGTCGCATCCGCGCTCTGCATCGCCATCGCGTGCATGCGCCGGTTGTTGATCCGCTCCGAACGCTCCAGCCTTGCGTCCATCCGCTCGTCGGGCGGCAGCAAGGCGATGCGCGCACGAAACGCTTCCTCGGTCTCCTCCTGCGGCTGCGCCACCGAAGGCGGCTCAGGTCGGGTTGATCGGGCCAGCTGCTCACGCAGCTGGCGGTTCTCGTTCGCCAGGCGCTGCTGCCGTGTCTCCCCGCGGGAAGGCGGCGCGGCCTCCTGGTCATCGTCGTCTACATCTCGGTCTTCGTCAGCCTCTGGTTCCGGGCCTTCGCCCCCTTCGTCATCTTGCTCGGCGGCATCGGAAGCTTGCCCTTCCCCGCCTTGCCCTTCGTCATCTTGTCCGGTGGCATCTTCAATTTCTTCATCATCCGGCTCCAGCGTAGTCGGCTTCTTCGCCATGATCTTCTCCCAAGTGACTAACGGCCACCAGTCGGTCGGCCCCTTACGGGGGCAAGTCGATGCCACCTAAGCTGCCACATTAAGGAACCGGCAGCAAGCCCCTGTCAGATATGGCCCAGCAGCACCAGGACCAGCACGATAACCAACACCAGCCCAAGCCCCCCGCCGCCATAGTAGCCAGTGCCGTAGAATGGCCCGGTACCCCAGTCATTGAAACCGCCGAGCAGCAAAATGATAAGCAAGACCAGCAACACGGTTCCAATCATGGCGCTTTCCTCTCGGCATCGACTACCGCAGCCGCTACAGCGTTGCGCTCCTGCATGACACCTTCGATCTTGGCCGCCATCACACGGTCGACCATCAGACCATCGGTCGCATGCTTCACCGCAATGACGTCACTGGCAGCTTTCTTGGTGATGACGAGGTTCCATGCCGTCAGCACGGCATTGGCAACCACGCCCACAGCACCGACCAGCAGGCCCACCGCCTTGAGCAACTCCGTCGCGTCTTCAACGCCAGTCATGACACTTCACGTCCGATTGGCTTTGTCCGCCAGCCCCGCCACCAGCTCCACGCGCAGGTTCGCAAGCACCCCGTGCACCTGCGAAAAACCGTTGCTCACCTCGGAAAACCGCTGGTCATCGTGTGCCTCGTGGTAATCCAGCTTCTCGCCCAGCACCTTCGCGGTCATGTCCACCTTCGAGTGCATGGCGCGCCGCGTCGCCGAAAACTCCTTGGCGAGCCACCACGTCAAGAAAGCTGTGCCCCCCATCAGCGACCCGAAGACCGTGATGCACAACGCAGCGAGCGAAATAACGGCTTCAGTGCTCATGGCTTGGGCGCCTCGACAGGTGCGCTGATCGCCGGCAGCCCGGGGATCGGCGGCGAAATCTGCGCAATCTTGCTGCAGAGCTGCTGCAGGCTCGGGATGGGAAGCGGCACCGGCGAGGCTGTCTGCGCCACGTTGGCAAGATCGGCAAACACCACCGTGCAGGCTGCGTTGGCACACAGCTTGTTGCTCGCCATGATAAGCAGCCGCAATGCCTCGACATCCGTCATGGCCTGCAACGTGAGCGGAACCGGGTGCGCCGTGAATACCTTCGCGGCGGTCTCGAACCCCACCCAGCAAGCACCGCCGTTGGGGTCCTGCAACTCGGGAATGGCGGTCGACAGCGCAATGGCCGCAGACGCATCGCTTGATATGAAGGCTGCAAGGTCCTGCAGCGGCTTCGACAACGGGTTGCTCGTGCTCAGTGCCGACGTGGTCGACTGCCCCGCCAGCCTGGCCTTCGCAGCCTGCGTGTCCTTGACGATGTCACCGGTGAACACCGGATCGGCCTGCGGCGCCGGCCGCGGCACCGGTGCGCCACGTTGCTGCGCCAGCGCAGGCCAGGCCAGGAGCAGGACAGCCGTCAAAACGAAAGCTCGGATCATAGCGGTATGCCCTTCAGTCGCTGCGCACACTCGATCGTGCCGCATGCCCCACGCGTCATCAGCAAAAAGAACTTACGGCACTGCACATTGCCGTTGTGCAGCGTGCACCACGCAATCACCTCGGGGATGCTGTCGGCGTTCGGCATGAGCGGCACATCCGCCGCCCCCGCCAGCAGGAACGCCACCACGAGCCCCTTCATTTGATCTCCCCGAACACCGACGCGGGCTTGCCCGACACCGAAACAGCAGGCACCACCTTGGGCAGCGGCGCCAACGGCGGCGCCGTCGTTGATGTGGACGTAGTCGTGGTCGTGCCTGTCGCCGGGTCACCCGTCGAGCCCGCGCCGGCCAGCTTGCTGATCGTCTCGTCCTTCGCCTCCGACCCGCGCGACGAGCCGAAGCTGTTCTGCACCACGTAGTTCGCCATCGCGGCGAGCGCGCCCAGCATCATGTTCACCATGGCCAGGGTGTTGGGATCAGTCGTCGCCGGCGGATGCCACATCATCGTGACCACGCAACCCACGAAGGCGAGCAAAATGATGGTCCCGTAAATCGGCCGGCTGTCGAGCGTCACAGGTCACCCGCCGGCGTGCATGTGCAGCGCTGCATTCAAGCAGTCGTCGACCCGGGTTGTCCAGCCGCGGCCGAAGGTCTTGAACGTGCGAAGGCTTTTGTAGAATTCCTCACGCGCCGCCGACACGTCGGTGAGCAGCTTGCCGACGTCTGTCATGGCCCGTACGGCCGCCATGGTGACGATGCCGAAGTGCCCGTCAACGGACACCCTCAGGCCGCGCTGCAGCAACATAATCGACTCGTGCGCGCCCATGTTCACGTTCATGTCGAACACCAGCAGGTCGAGCCCCTTGGGCAACGCGTCGCAGTAGGGCAGCCAGTAGGACTGCTGGTAGATGGCCCGCATGGTGGCGTCATCCATCTTGAAAACGTCGCCACTCGCCTGATGGTGCAACTGATTCCACGCGTTAAACTCACGCTGCGTAATGCCGCGGCTGGTGCGCCCACCGGGGTCACGCGGGTCGTCATCGTTGCCACCCTCATGCGGCAGGACGAACTTCAGGCAGGGCTCGAAATTATTTTGCATGCGAAAACTCCTTCTCTTACGGCAAGTTGGCGCAAACAAACCTGATGGCGTCGCTGGTCAGCGACGTCCCGCCAATCACCATTTGCGTGGTGGACGTCGTCATGGTTGCGGACGCAATGGCCGTTCCGCTGCTGATCGTACAAGCGGGCGCCTGGCCATGCACGAGGCCCCAATTCAACGTGCAGCTCGATACGACGCCACTTCCAACATTGATCAGCCCGCCGAAATCATTCGTGTTGGTGCCGAGCGACGGAGACGTGCCACACGCGCCGAGCGACGGCGCCGGAAGGTATGAGCCACCGCCGCAGTCACTGTAACCACCACTGCTGATCGTGATGCCGCCGGTGCCGAGCGCAATGTTGGCACCGTTGCAGAACACCGTGCCGTTCGCGATGGCCTGCACGCGCTTACTGTTGACCGCCCCGCAACCGGACGTGACCAGCCCGGTCGTATCAATGACAGAACCGATATCAGCCTGCAAAATAGCGGTAGTCGCGCCGGTCGCACCGGTGCAGTTCAGCGTACCCGACAGCGTAATAAGACCACCGTCTTCAGCGTTTGCCAGCGTGTTTTCAGACCCGACAAAACCCCACGTCCCCGTTGCGGTTATGCG